CTAAACCGCTATTTTTCCCCGTAATGGGTTGAGTGTTATAGCGTTTTGCAGATAGTCCGGTGCAAGATGCGCGTAAGTCATGGTTTGCTGAATGCTGGCATGACCTAAAATCTGCTGTAATGCCACCAGATTTCCCCCGTTCATCACAAAATGGCTGGCAAATGTGTGCCGTAGTATGTGTGATGCCTGGCCTTTCGGAATATCGGGTTTTACCGCTTTGATTTGCTCGCAAAATGCCGAGTAGTCCACTTTAAACAACTTTCCGGTTTCGCGGATTTTGATGATCCGCGTAACCTCTTCCGATATCGGAATGGTTCTGTTTTTACCGTTCTTGGTTTCGGTAAACGTCACCCGGTTATGCATCACCTGTTCAGCACGTAATGTGCTGGCTTCTCCCCACCTTGCGCCGGTACTCAGGCACAGCACAGCCAGCCGGTATTGATCGCCTTCCATCGTATCCAGCAGGCGTGCAATCTCTGATTCAGTCAGGAAAGTGACTGTTGGCTGCTTTTCTGGCAACGGTGGCAATTCCTTTAAGGGATTCTCGCCGGTGTAGATCTCCAGTTTTATCAGTGCAGAAAACATCCCGGAAAGCCGGTAGATGTCTCGATTGACCGTTGAAGAGCTGATACCGTCATATAATCGCCGGGTACGGAATTCCAGAATTGAACGCTTGTTTATCCGGCATATCTCCGGGTCGTCCATCTGGGCCGCTGTCCGTTTCAGGTGACGCTTTTCTATCAAACCATTCTTCAGATTCTGGCCGTAGTAAAGCCACCATAATTCAACCAGTTCACTGAGCTGGCGATGTTCAACGCCATAACCGTGCTGCCACTCTTTTTTGTCCGCTCTGGACAACGTGTAGCGTTCGAATGCTACCGCTTCTGTCTTTTTCTCAAACCGCCGCCGGATACGTTTTCCGTTACGTCCTATCGGGCGAATGTCCACTTCATATCGACCATCATCGAGTTTCTTAATTGCCATAAGAACACTCTCCGACGCAGTCATCATCCTGATATGCAATATCAAAGATGTAACTTATGTAAATATTTATCCAATATTCTGGTTTGATTGGTGAGATTTTGTTTCTTCTGGCCCAATGTGCGCGAGGGCCGGTGCGATCTGCCCAGCTTCCGGTGCTGTTTTATCCGTCATTAACCACAGGGTGTATTTTTGGAAAGTGGGATGCATTGTGATTTTGAGCAAAGCATTTCCCCCTGGCTCAAAGTTGCCAGTCTCATATTTTTTAAGAGTGCTTAGAGGTAAGTCTATGATTTCACAAAATCTTGACTGGCTAAGTCCCTCTGCTTCTCTTAGTGCCTTTACTTTTTCGCTAAGTTTCATTTGACATGGAACCCATATAGGATCTAAATTCCCCTCATTGGCACCTATATGGGTTCCAATGAGGGCATGAAAAACCAACCGCGAACACAAGCAACTGAAAGCCGATGTAAGCGATTGGTGATCGGAAGAGAGTATCACGGTGAGGGGAGAGGATGAAGAAAGACGATGCAGATGTAGCCGTAGTTACTGACAGCTTTAGCCGTATTCCAAATCACGGCTACCTGATTTGGACAGGGGAATTTAAAAACGGCACCGCTATCTCTGCCGTTCTATGCGACGGATCTATTTGCACAGAAAAAAACAAGGGGGGGCGAGCGGTGGCTTTAATTGATCGTAAGAAGCCGTTAGAAGTTGAAAATGACGAGTTAACTGTTAAAGAAATGCTTTTTCTTATTAATGCATTGATGGATGCCTTAATAGGCGCATCAGCCGACATTAATAAAAAAGTGACACCAGAACAAATGTCAAAGGCATTGAGAGCGCTGGATTCCTTAACTAGGAAAGGTTAGGCCGGTATAACCGGCCAATCATTAAAATGCTTCAGAATGAAAATCCATAGGTCCGTATGGGTATTTATTTTTGAGTTTTTTGGTGATTTCAGCATGAAGACCTCTGATTAATTTATTATCAGGATGGCTACCAATTGTAGGATATGCATCATCAAGTAGCTTATTTAATACCTGAAGAGTGTTAATAATTTCTTGTTTGGTATCCATAGATGTTTCCTTACGTGTTAGTTGATTGATGTGAGCGCAGCAATCCTACCACAGAGCACGCGCCGGGCGTGGCTAAAAATCCCGGCACATATTCAATAACGCAAAATGAAAAGCGAGGTTTGTGATGAGTGAACGCGTTTATGAGGTTCGCTATCCGGTTGATGCTGTTCCGTATCAGAAATTTGCGGAATTGATCGGTAAGTCGGAAGCGGCAGTAAAAGGCATGGTTGATAATGGCAAGTTGCCGCTTATTCCGTGGGTGAATCCTGAAAACCCCAATCCTCGTCGCGGTGAAAATTGGGTTTATATCCCGGAATTTAACCGTGCTATGCGCGATGCCTTTATGAACAGGCCGAAAGAACAGCGTGACGCATGGTTATTATGGCTGGGGTTATAGGTGAATAATTATGGTTAAAAAGGAATTTGCTGTTATTCGCCTGAGTAAGCACACCAGTGTATATCGTGGCTTTTCAGTTGTTGAATATCCAAGAACAATCACAAACTCAATTAAGCGATATCGCGTTAGCAGGGAAGGGCAGTCTTACGGTTTATTTGATGCGCTGGCATTAGCTACCGGTTATATCGACAGCTTACATAACAGCGTATCTCAATAGTGCAGTGATAAAGAATAAGAACAACACCAGAGAAACCACGGCCGGGCGTGGCTAAATATCCCGGCACCTATTTGCAACCGTCTATCTGTGGGCGGTTACCAATAGGAGGATCAATGCAAAAACCAATCTCAATTGCGCCTTTCCTCTGGCAGCAACAGACAGAAAGCCGTATCAAACCAGAAATACGCCACGGAGAGGGCAAGCAAGGCATCATTATTCGGCCGGATGGCCGCCGCTGGAACCCGCCGAAAGGGGCGTTTAATCGGTAATCAGGAGGGAGCATGTCTCAATCTGTCGATCATCAGAAATGGATACAGCGTTGCAGGGATATCGTGTTTAAAGGTGAATCCCGCGCTCAGTCATTTTGGGAGCGCGCTGCACTGGAGACGCGTGAGATTATCCTGTTTTCCGCAAAGCCAAAGCTGAAATCACGCCATGTCAATTACTCATGGCATCAGTTTACGGCGGAAGAGCGCGCCGCTATCTGGGGCGCAATTAAGCGCATCCGGGCTATCTGCGATGAAACTGCGCTATTTGGCCCTGATGATTTTCTGAAAACCAGTAATCAAAACGGCACACCTAATAAGCTGAACCAGTCACCTATTCATTAATTAACCCATAGCAACGAATAAATGCCCTTTATCGGGCAGGGATTCGCATTACCTGAAAAAAGGAAACCGTAATGAAAAATGCCGAAGTAAAGACCATGACCGTCGCTGCTGATGGCGCACTGATCGAACTGCTGAATAAAGCCAGACTGGAGGAGCGCAAAGACCAGCATTTGTCCTTCTCACTGCGTCTTGCTGCGCTGGCTATCCATGCCCAGCAAAAAAGCCTTTCTGCTGCCGAGCTGGTGGAACTGATGCGCCAGGAGTCCGAACGTTTTGAGCGCTCTGCTCAGGGGTTGAGCTGATGGATTCTATGGACATTGCTCAAGAGCGCGAAGCGTTCATCCGGGAAACACAAATCCAACAGGCCCGGCAACAGTCGGGCTGTGCCGTTTCTGCATTCGTCTGTGAAAGCTGTGATGCACCTATCCCTGAAGCCCGCCGCGTGGCCGTTCCGGGTGTGCGTCTGTGCGTGTACTGCCAGGGCGATGCTGAACTGAAAAACAAACACTATCGGGGTGCGTTATGAGCATTATTGCCACCCCGCTGAAATGGGTCGGCAGCAAGGCCCGCATAATGGATATCCTGCGCGAGCATTTACCGGCTGGTGATCGTCTGGTTGAGCCGTTCGCCGGGTCGTGTTCGGTCATGATGAATACCGATTACCCGGAATACCTGATTGCCGATATCAACCCTGACCTGATTAACCTGTATCAGGTCATCAAAGAGGATGTGAAGGAGTTTATTGATATTGCCGAAGGTCTGTTTCGCACTGCGAATACAGCAGAAAGTTATTACCGCTTCCGGCAGGTGTTTAACCGTAGCAAAGAGAGTCGCACTACCTCTGCGGCACTGTTTCTTTATCTGAACCGGCACGGCTACCGGGGCGTTTGTCGCTATAACCGCGCCGGTGGGTTTAACGTTCCTTACGGGCATTATGCATCGCCTTATTTTCCATTGGCCGAGATTCAGGCATTTGCCGAAAAAGCCCGCCGTGCAAAATTCATCTGCGCCGCATTTGGCGAAACATTGCAACTGATCCGCTCCGGCGACGTGGTGTACTGCGATCCGCCATACATCCCGCAAACGCCAACGGCTAGCTTCACCAGTTATCACACCGATGGTTTTACCCACAATGATCAGTATGACTTGTGCAGCGCGTTATCACGTCTGGCCGAGCGCGGGATCCCTGTAATTGCCTCAAACAGCGACACTCACCACGCACACAGCCTTTACCACAGGTTTGATATCTGCCGCTTCACCGCACCGCGTAGCGTCGGCGTTGCAGCTGGGGAGAGCAAACAGGCCGGGGAAATCATTGCTAAGCGTTTGCCGGTGTTAACGGGAGGAATATCTAATGATTAGTCAGGAAGCTTTTACAGTCGCTTGCGCAGCACTTAAACACGCTCAGAAAACAACTATTGATGAGGCGTTCAAGTCGTTGGAAACGCTTTTTTATACTCATCAAGAGTTGCAAATAAAGCATCGTAACCACGATATGTTGCTTCAGCTTTTAGAGCGTTCACAAATCCCTGTGATTCAAGAAAACGAGATGCCCTGACGTATTCACCAAGTCCAGAACATGTAATCGAGCGATAAAGGTAGCCATCGTGATAAAGGGCGATTTTGTAAGGTATCCCATCAATTTCATCATCTTGCTGGGCGAGCCAATTGGAAATGATGTCATCGAAACCGGGTTTCTCAGTTTCAGTCAGGTATCTATGTTTCATAAAATCCCTTTGTATTTGGTGAAATAGCTCATGGAATATAATGGAGCATATCACGCCGTCAATAATTGGCGGCGTGAGCAGTTCTCCCCCGGTGAACCCGCCGGGCTGAGTTTCGTTGAGCGTAGTCTGTGGCACCTGAATAAGATTGATCATGATTGGCGTCAGCAGTACCTGGCCGGAATGCCGGATTATCTGGCGAAGTATTTCGGCCAGCGCTATGAAACGCTGTTTAAATCCGACGAGTACAAAGGACGCCGCCGGGCCAATACGTTTTTACTCCGTACCTTGGGGAAAAGCGTATTGCCACGCCTGCGCGCCGTTACCGAACGATACCAGACGCAACAATGTGCGGCGGGAGATCTCCCGTTCCCGTTCGGTAATGATCTGGATAAGTTGCCGGTTTACGACCGTGACAACATCCGCGCCCTGTCACAGCAGGTGGCCGACTTTATGGCCGCATCGTTGCGCGACTACACCGAAAACCGCATCAGGAACACCGGGAAACTAACAGACAGGTACATCACCCTGCTGTCATTCCGTCATCTTGGCCTACTGACCTTACAGGCAGGAACTCAGCCGCCGTACTGGGCGCAATTCACCAAAGGCCGCCACCCGTTATCCACTGAAAAAGCTGAATCCGGCCTGTTACGCATGATGTCGCCTGAATGGTGGCGGGCGCGATTAAAACGCCGCCGTGATATCCAGCGGGAGCATATGGCTATCGCGGTCGGCCAGGTGCAAAAGGCGGCGTCGCCGTATGTCTCGCGCTCCACGCTGGATGAATGGAAAGAGCAGAAACGGCGTAACCGAGAGTTTTTCAAGGCGTTTGAGCTGGAAGATGAAGAGGGTAACCGTGTTTCTCTTGATGACATGGTTAATGCCAGCAACGCCAACCCAGCGATCCGCCGTTGTGAGCTGATGGTGAGAATGCGCGGCTTTGAGGATTTGGCGCAGGAAATGGGCTGCGCCGGGGAGTTTTACACCATCACCGCACCGTCACGGTATCACGCTGTACACAGCGGTGGCGGGTTTGTTGAACAGTGGAGTGGTGCCAGCCCTCGCGACACACAGAAATATCTGTGCGGTGTGTGGGCGCGTATCCGGGCGGAACTGTCACGCGAAGAGATTAGCGTGTTTGGTTTCCGGGTCGTCGAGCCACATCACGACGGCACACCGCACTGGCATTTATTGCTATTCATGCGCCCTGAGCACATCGAACAGGTGCGCGACATTATGGCGTATCACGCCCGCCGGGAAGATGCCGACGAGCTGAACAGCGAAAAGGCGCAAAAAGCACGCTTCCACTATGAACCGATTGATCAGGAAAAAGGCAGCGCCACGGGGTATATCGCCAAGTACATCTCGAAGAATATCGACGGTTACGCACTGGATGGCGAGGCCGACGAGGAAACCGGGGAAAACCTGCGCGACATGGCAAAGGCGGTATCTGCCTGGGCGTCGCGCTGGCGTATCCGGCAATTTCAGCAAATCGGCGGCGCGCCGGTGACGGTTTACCGCGAGTTGCGTCGCCTCGGTGATAAACAACTGGATAACGCGGCGATGGATGCGGTACTGGCGGCGGCAGACTTGGGCGACTGGGCCGCATACACACAGGCGCAGGGCGGGCCGCTGGTGTCGCGTGATGCACTTGTTGTGCGGTTGTCCTACGAGATTACGGAACGTGCCAACCAGTACGCCGAAGACGTACAAAAGGTTCAGGGAGTGTACTCGCCTTTACTGGGGGCGCACTCTGCGATCATCACCCGAACGGTAGAGTGGAAGCTTGTCCCGAAACAGGCCGCCGCGTCAGCGGGGGCCGGGGTTTCTGGCGGCCCCGCCGCCGCTTGGAGTTCTGTCAATAACTGTACGCCGGGCCTACGGCGACGATTATCGGAACTGCTAAAAGTTCGTGGTTTCAGCGGCGATGAAGAACAAATCAGTATCCTTTTACGTGGAGGAAAATTATCAATAGGGAGGGATAGCGCATTACATATAGTTGGAAACCAGTTAGATGAAATTAGAATAACGGCAAACAATGAGTTATGGCCTGGTTGGAATTGGTTTGATAGTTAATGGCTGGGATGCGGTGAGTGTACGTTTAATGAGGATAATTCTTTGTGTTTATTGGTATGATGCTAATCATATGAAATGAAAACAATGCTTTTTGAGTCGTAACAACACTTGTCAGTTATAGTGCTGATCAGATATCTTTGACGCTATTCCTTGAAGCGTATGCCAATCTGAGAGTTTTTTCTGCGCATATTATTTTACTCCTAGAAGGAGATTTTATGGATGACCGACTAAATAGCAACTATCATTTTAAAACACATTCTGATTTGAAAAATATAATAGGTCAGGATTTAATTAATGATGATAATATTGCTGTTATAGAATTAGTGAAGAATGGGATCGATGCAGAGGCAAGAGATATAAAAATAATATTCAATAAGGAAAATATAATAATTAGTGATGACGGCAACGGAATGTCATTATTTGATCTGGAAAATAAATGGCTGAACATAGCATACTCAGAAAAAAAAGAAATTAAACCAGAGGGGAGGTTTCTTGCAGGTAATAAAGGTGTGGGGCGTTTTGCTTGTGATAGACTTGGGCATAGTCTAGATCTTTTTACATTAAAGGGAAATAGCGTTCCATTACATTTGCATTTGAATTGGGGCGATTTTGAAGGGCTTAAGGACTATAATGCAGTAATACAATCCGTTGATGTTGAAATTAGAGAAGTGTCACTAGAATTTATTGAAAAAAAGACAGGGATGAAATTAAATAATCATGGAACTATTCTTTTAGTGACGGAATTAAAGTTAGATTGGATTAGGGATAAGTTATTATCATTAAAAAGGCAATTGCAAAAATTTGTAAATCCTATTGCTGCTTTTGATAATTCAATGGTTAACATTGAATTAGTTGCTCGACATGAAAGGCAAGCAGATATTTCTTCGGAGTTCCATGAGAAGGTCAATGGACTCATAGAGAACGCAGTGTTTGAAAAACTAAAATTTAAAACAACATATATTGAATCGGTAATCAACCAGAATGGTAATGAAATTACAACTACTTTATATCATGAAGGGGAGGTTATTTATAAAATTGTAGAACATAACATATTTTATGAAAAATTAAAGAACATATCTGTTACGCTTCATTTTATGAATCAATACAAAAAGTCATATTTTAAAAGGCAAACAGGTATTAACGTCGTAGAGTTTGGATCGGTTTTTTTATTTGTAAATGGTTATAGGGTATCCCCTTATGGCGATCGAGACAATGACTGGCTTCAATTAAATAGTAGAAAAGCACAAGGCGTAAGAAGATATTTTGGTAGTAGGGATATATTGGGTGTAGTAAATATATTTGATGACTCTAATGAATTCCGAATCGTATCAAATCGTGAAGGTGTAACCAGAAATGATGCCTTTAACCAACTTATACATAGGCATGGTTATTTATTTAAGTCATTGATTAGACTTGAAAAATTTGTAATTGATGGGTTGTCTTGGGATCAGGTTCCCGAAGATACAAGGTTGAAATTGTTGGCCGGAAATGAACTTCCAGAAATGGAGGTTTATATTGAGTCATCAGAAAGTAAGACTCGACGCATTGCCTTAGATCTATTAAAAATAGTTGATGCATCATCATCTACAACTAAATCGTTGTATATTGCTCCACATATATTAGATGCACTATCTAAAGAAAAAGAAGATAGCGTAAATGAAATTCTTAATAAATTTCTATCGTTTGATGGAGAGGTCGTTTCTCATGATGTAAAATTAGCACTGAACAAAATCCATGCTGAATTTCAAAAGCAAAAAGAAGATCTGAAAAAAGCAAATAAGACAATTGCAATAAAAAACAAACATGTGACAAAACTTGTTGAAGTTGCAAGAGGCTTGACTAAAGATAATAAGAAGTTAGAAAGTGAAATAAAAACTCAACAAAAAGAGATTTTATTTTCTAGGTTATCATCTACTACAGATCAAGAGCAATTATTACTACTTCATCATCAATCTAAATTGAAAGCTAACACTGTCAAAAATTATCTAGATCGGGCGCTGAATGAATTATCAGCTGGTGGTAATATAGATAGTGTTTTTACATTTTTAGAAAAAGCTTTGATTAACACTAAAAAGATTATTGCTGTGAGTAATTTTGCTACAAAAGCAAATTTTAAACTTAAGACTGAAATTCTTAGCGCAGATATTGCAACATTTATCCAAGAGTATGTTGAAAATGTTGCATCTGAAAATTCGGCTCAAAATCTTAATATTAAAGTTATTAGGAAATTTGAAACGCCATTCATTGTGAAGTTTAAACCAATAGATATAGCCATAATATTTGATAATTTGGCAAGTAATAGCTCTAGAGCTAAAGCAAAAAATTTTTTGGTCGAGTTATCATCGCCTTCAGAAAATCAAATGGAGATTATTGTCCATGATGATGGTAATGGGTTATCGAAGGACATTGTACCAGCTCAAGCAATATTTGATAAGGGCGTTACTTCTACATCTGGTTCGGGGTTGGGATTATATCATGTAAAACAGACTATAGAAAAAATGAATGGTTCGATTGATTTAATGGATTCTGATAATAATGGTTTTTGTTTATCTCTGAGGATTTTTAAATGAGTATGGTTTTTAAGATTCTATGGATTGAAGATGATAATGAGTATCTTGAAAGTTTGGATCTTGATATGGTGCGTAATCATATTAAGAGTAATGGCTTTAAAACCGATTTTGAGTTTAGAACTAGTGAAGAACAAATAAATATGCAAATAGATGGTATGCAATATGACATGATTGTTACTGACTATCATATAACTAATGATGGACCAAGTGGTGTTGAGGTAATTAGATCTATACAGGAAAAGCAGTGTTTCACGGATGTTATTTTTTATTCTGGTAAGTCTTCATCCATACTCAGAGAGGAAGCATTTAAGAAAGAGTTAGATGGGGTTTTTTTCTCGTCTAAAGATAGTGAACCTCTTTTGCAAAAATTGTGCCAAATATTTGATTTGAATATTAAACGACTTATGTCTATAGACAATATTCGTGGATTAGTAATGTCTGGCGTGGCTGATTTAGATAAACGATTGTTAAGTATAATAAGTGAATTGAATAAACATATTGAGGAGGAAGGTAAGTTAGTGCTAAGAAAAAGTATTATTAATAATCTTGCACCTCAATACAGGAATGTTAAATCTTATTTTATTGCAGAAGATAGTAGCCTTAAGGGTTTATTTGATGGTATTTCAGATAAATTTGATTCTTTAGAGCCTAATCATCTAAATGAATTGTTATCTCATCGGACCTTTAGTAGCTTTAAAAGAGTTGAGGCAATCGAAAAAATCTGCTCGATAATCAAAGTGGATAAAAAATCTCTAATTGAAGAAATAAAAAATCTTCTTGATTGGAGAAACGCTCTTGCACATCAAAACCCTATCAAAATTGAAAATGGAATAAAATATTTTGAGATTAAGAAAAGAGAATGTCCTTTCGGTGATGAAGAAGCGAGACGTATTCTTTTTCAATTAAGGGATTTAGATGAAACGTTAAACCACTTTTTTGAGCCGGTGAAATAAAATGAATAAGGCTATAATATTCGATTGGATGGTACACGTAGCTAACGTAGATAAAAGAATGAGTCATTTAAATAATAACCCAAAGGATTGGGAGAGGTTTTTTAAAGGATTAATTTTTGATAATTCTAATAAATGGTTGGGGAAATATAGTATTGTTTTTGATTATATATGAGAAAGGATGGTGATAGAAGGTCTGACTCTGAGGTGAAAGAAAAAATCTTAGATAGAATAACCTCTAAAGGGATCGAAGTTATGCTATGTGCTGATGATCGTGATTCTGTTGTTAAAATGTGGCGAAACCACGGCATTGCCTGTTTACAGTGCGCCGAGGGGAATTTTTGATAAGAGCCTGGCGCATAGATTACTTTTGATTTATAATGTATTAATAAGTAATTAATAATAAGATAACCATATGAATTTTATAGATTTATTTTCGGGTTGTGGTGGGTTTTCTTTAGGGCTGCTACAGTCTGGGATGACAGGCTATCTTGCTATCGAAAAAAATGAAGATGCATTCAATTCTCTTAAGAGTAATTTAATAGAGAATAGTGATTTTAATTTTTCCTGGGATGAGGGATCAATCCCATTGAGGAATCATGACATTCATTCTATTTTGAATGATTATTCAGAATGCCTGGAGAAGTTGTCTAAAGAAAAGGGTGTTGACTTAATTGTTGGAGGGCCTCCATGCCAGGGGTTTTCTAGCGCTGGTAGACGGAATCCATCTGATCCACGTAATCAATTAGCATATGACTACCTTAAGATTGTTTCGATCATAAGCCCTAAATATATAATATTAGAGAATGTTAAAGGTATACAGTATTCATTTAAGGAAAAAAATGAGGAGCCTGTGGCCTATAAGATAAAAAGAGAACTGTCAAATTTAGGCTATATACCTATTAGCATGATAGAGAATTGTGCTGATTGGGGTGTCCCACAAAATAGAAATAGATTCCTCCTCTTTGGAGTTAAATCATCATCTTTTGATATTTCCTTATCAAAAGAAGGTCTGTTTTTTTTAGGTGAGAAGTTAGAGGATCGTTTACGCAAGTGTTTAAATAGTTTTCAGGATGAATTTGTTAGAATTAAAGGTCTGACAAAGAATGTATCTGTATTAGACGCAATTTCTGATCTAAAAACGCATGATGAAGCGGGGAATGAGGTTGAGAAGGAAATTGCTGAAGATGCCCCTGGAAATAGATTCAAAAGAATTAGTTTATTGCGCGATGCGACTAGTTCTTATCAGCAGTTGATGAGAAAAAACAATAGCAGGGAAGGTTTTGTTCCGTCAGGTTTACGTCTGGCTAATCACTCACCCGTTGTCGTAGAGAAGTTTAAAAATTTATTAAATGATTTAAACGACCCTAAAAAGAGAGAGTTATACTCTATTGGGCGAGGGAAATCGCTTCCAACATCTTATTCTATAGATAGGATGAAAACTAAAAAAGCAATTATGCGCGTTCTCGATAGCGAAAAGCCATCTGTTACGGTAACAACATTGCCGGATGATATTTTACATTATGATGAGCCAAGGATTTTGACTGTTCGAGAATGTGCCAGGCTGCAATCCTTTCCTGATTGGTATGAGTTTTCAGGCAACTATACGACAGGTGGTGACAGAAGAAAAAATAGTTGCCCAAAATATACTCAAGTAGGAAATGCAGTACCTCCTTTAATGTCAGAAGGTATCGGTCGTTTTATGATGGAAAAAATGAATGATTTTATTTGTGAAATTAATCCAGAATTAATTGAGAATATTAAAAAGAGATTTTCGTAAAACTAATTTGTATAGCGGATTGGGCTTGCTTCTCTACTTATTTATTTCCTTAGGTTGATGATGCACAAACCTGCACAATTTTGCACAACTTTTTTGATGCTATTTTCCCCCTTTCCGCCCGGTAAGCACGCGCGCCGGGCCGGTTTCTGCACTTGCACAAAAAATGAAGCGAGAGCAGCGCGCAGGTGACGGGGGAACAGCCCCCGCGGTGGGGGGTAGGCAGGGATCCCCTTTGATGTGCCAAATCTGGCCCATTTCCCGGCCTGTTGCGTGTGTATTTTCCTCCGAGAGACGTGGCGCGGCATCCGGTAATAGCGCCTGACAGCGCGGCGCTGAGGCGGTTTTATGCGGGTGGATAATTGTGGCGTTAGCCGTTGTTCTGAAAAGAGATTGTGTGCAGGTGGCGTGAAAGTTTTTGAATAAAAACCGCCGCATGAGTGCGGCGGCAAGGGCGGGGTATCACTCGGCTTTCAACAGGGCGTAAGGGTTAAAGCGGATCACCTCCATCCCCAGCCAGTCATTAACATGCTTCAGTGCTTCCATCACCGGCATCAGTTCGTTGATAGCGAACACCCGCGCGGCTTTCTCCACATCGCCAAAGGAGCCGTTGCCTTCCGGCATAGCGCCCATCAGTTGCGGCGGTACACGGTGCGCCGCGAGGATGTCGTCACGCGTTACCGATTTGATATTCAGGAATTCATCTTTAGCAGATATCTGGCTGAAGGGAATAATCTGTACCCCTTTTTCACCGCCACCCGGCGCATGTAACAGCAGGTTTTTAAACGCGCCTTTACCGCGCGCTTCCTTCAGCGTTTTCTTCACGTTATCCATGCTTTCGTTATCCACCTGGGATGCGCCGATGTAGATAATGCACCCGGCGTGCGAACCGTTGTCATAGTAGAGCTTGCGGAACATATCGGCAGAGTGTGACAGGCTTGCCGACAGCAGCGCGCCCATGTACTCCGGCATACCGTAGATCTCCTGGTGAATATCCGGGTTGATGACGTGGCACACGCTGCCGGTATCAAACGTGTGTTCATCTTTCCACTGCCGGATAAACCAATAGGTATTCAGATCGCTGCCGCGCCGGGTGTACTTGGCCGGAACGTGACGCAGGGCCAGCACGCCGCCCAGCCGGTTGACCCGGCGTTCAAGATAACCGTTGCCGAAAACAAACCAGTCGAGCACGAAGGCGGAGAACGCCTGACGCGACAATAACGGGTGCGGGATAAAACACCCGGTCAGCGCATTGCGTTTGAAGTACAGCGCCGACTGGTGCCACGACGCACTGCCAAACGCGCGGGCCAGCCCGTACCAGTCCACCGGGGTGTCGTAATAACGGCCATTGTCGGCGCAATACATGTTATCCAGCAGGTCGTGGCCATCCATGACCGGATAAGGGCCGTCAAAGGTAAACGCGCTCAGCCCCGGATCGCTTTTCAGAGCCGAGGCCATATCCGGCTGACTGGTGGTAAACGCCCGGTGTGTGCCGGGTTTATCTTTTCTTTTCATCAGAACTCCATCGCAAAGCCACCGCCACCTTGCTCCTGGCCGAGTGGTTCATTGATGACGGCCAGCATGGTTGCCCAGGCCAGATCACCATGATTAGAGCCGCGTGCGCGGTCGGTGTCGTAAGTCATGATGCCGCCTGGCGTCTTGACGCGCCGCACGGCGTTGAACGCGTTGATCAGTGCGCGCTCGCTGTGGTCGTACTCCCAGCGACCGGCACGGATCACCTGAAGCATTTTCAGCACTAAGGCGCGTTTGGATGACACCGACATAAGGAAGCACACCGCCGCCGGGAAGAATTTCTTCACAATCTGGTAGACCGCTTCGCCAATGCCGGTGCCATCAATGGCGATATGCTGCACGTTGTATTTGAAGGTCAGCGCTTCGATCACTTTCGCCTGTTCTTCAAACTCCAGGCCGCGTATCTGCTGGGTTTCGATGGTGCGGAATTTGCCGCCCGCTACCAGCGGTGGCACTACCACCGAGATCGCGCCGCTGTCGCCGTTACCGCTGCTGCCGTTGGCGTCATAACCAATCCAAACGCCGCGATCGGCCATCGGGCGTGACGCGAAGGGTTTCCAGTCCGGCCACTCGTCGTAACCGTCGGCACCGCAGCTAAATAACAGGTTGAGGTTAAAGGCGGATTCGCCATCGCGGACAAACTCGCACATGTACAAATTGCGGAATTCATCCTCACTGTTTTCATCCTGGATTTCTTCCAGGTCGGTGTATTCCCAGCCGTGATCGATAACGTCCTGTAGCGTCACAATCTGACGCCAGGTTTTATCCGGGCATAGCAAACCGCTATTGAGTGCTTTCCATGACACATCAAACGCGACCTTTTGCGCCTTACTGCGCTTCTCATTCCAGCGTGCGCCTGTCCAGAACGGGTAGGCTTCATGGGTTTCACTCGATGGGGTGGAAAAGTAGGTGCGCGTCAACCCCTTCAGGGTCGCCATCGCCCCGGCCACCTTGCGCAACTTGGCAAAGTTACTGACCCAGAAAAATTCATCGAAATACAGGTTGCCAGTGTAGGACTGTGCCGTTGCCGCAGACGTCCCCAGAAAATGCAGCTCAGCCCCGTTGCTCAGGACGATTTTGTCACCGCCTTTCAGCTCAACATCCACCTCTTCCGCCACCTTCTGGATAAAGCCCCGGAACTGGTGCGCCTGACGGCGCGAGGCCGACAGAAAAATCTGGTGGCGCTGATAAGGGTAAGCCACGTCATCACGCAGCGCCCGCAATAACGCTTCACGGGCAAAATACCAGGTGGCACCAATCTGGCGTGATTTCAGGATCATGCGATTTCGGTGGTGGCGTTGCTCATACCAGCCGTTTTGATGCCAGGCCAGTGAGTCGAGAATGTTGGTTCGCAACGCGGCGATCTGTTCGTCAGAAAAGTGATTTTTAACCTTGCGCTGGCGGGGTTTCTTGCCGCCTGCGGCATTGCCCGGCTGGCCGTCGTTCAGCGTTTTCAACTGCCGGGTCAGCGCGTCCATTTCCTTCAGGTCGCCACCGGTTTTAGTCGGCTTCTGGGCCAACTGGCATAACCGTGCATCGATAGAATGCGTCACGCGCTGGATAGGCGGCGTTTCGTCCCATTCGTCGCGCTTTTTCCAGGCGTATACCGTGTTTTGATTAATCCCCATCAGGCGTGAAATTTCAGCAGGCGGGTAGCCCTGCCAGTAAAGCTGTTTTGCTCGCTGTCGTACAAATGCGTCCTGAATCATGCGCGGTTTCCCCCTTTGCCGGGAAGATTACCCGCGCGTGATCTGCCTTTCGCTCACTTTCGGCTCTGCCCCTCCACTGACAACAAAACCGCGTTGAGACAGAGGGTTAGGATCTGAAATCATGATGCCAATGACACCACAGGACAGGAAAAACGCATGAGCGGAACAACCAAACCGACCCGTAAAAAATTCCGGGTTGCCGTCTCCGGCTCCACCGTTGACGGGCGTGAAATCGGGCGCGACCACCTCTATGCAATGGCGGAAAGCTACAACCCGCAGGTATACGGTGCCCGCGTTAACGTTGAGCACATTCTTTCCCCCTATCCGGGCAGTGATTTCAGTGCGATGGGTGATGTTATTGCGCTGAGCGCGGAAGACATTACCGACGGCCCGCTAAAAGGCCGAGCCGCGTTGTATGCGGAAATCGAACCCACCGAGCGAATGAAGCAGCTCACCGGCGAAGGGAAGAAGATTTATTCCAGTATCGAAATCGACCCGCAGTTTGCCGCGACCGGCAAGCCTTATCTGCGCGGCCTGGCAATGACGGATACCCCGGCCAGCCTGGGCACCGATCGCCTGAAATTCGCCGCACAACAACGGGCACAGGTGCAGGCATTCAACAATCTGCCCGGTGAGCCGGTCATGTTCACCGAAGCGATGGAAGCGGAGCTTGTCGAACTGTCCGAACAGCGCAGCGACGAGGGGAAACAGTGGTTTTCCCGCGTGATGGGGATTATCGGCAAAGGCCGTAAATCGGAAGGTGAACAGTTCGCACAGGTGCGTGAGGCGGTGGAGAACGTCGCCCAGTCCCATGCTGACCTGCTGGACAGTTTCAACACGCTGAAAACCCAACAGCAGCAGGACAGCCGCACTATCCAGACGTTGACCAACGAACTGGCCGCGCTCACGCAAAAGCTGGCGACGCAGGATAACAGTTACAGCCAGCGTCCACCGGCCAGTGGTGGCGACAGCGTGCAATTGGCTGACTTTTAAGTACCGTTAAGCGAGACAAGCGAACATGGAAAACACAACCCGTAATCTTTTTGATCAGTACATTTCACGCCAGGCGCAGCTTAACGGGGTACAACCCAATGCCGTTGCGATGACGTACAGTGTCACGCCTGCCGCTCAGCAGCGTATGGAACAGGCGGCACAGGAAAGCGATGAATTCCTTAAGCAGATTAACGTATTTGGTGTGAAAGCTCAGGAAGGCCAAAAAATTCTGATCGGCAGCAAAGGGCCGATTGCCAGCACCAATAACAGCAGCGACGGCACGGCCCGCCGTAACCCGACCGACAACCATTCCAAAGAGCCGAACAGCTATTACTGTCGGAAAGTAAACTATGACTCGGCGCTCGGCTACCCGCAGTTAGACGCCTGGTCGACGCAGCCGAACTTTCAGGCGCTGATCAGTCAGGCGAATGCGCGGCAAATTGGTCTTGACCGCATCATGATCGGTTTCAACGGCACCACCTATGCCGAGACATCCAACCGCAGCGCCAATCCGCTGTTGCAGGATTGCGGTGTCGGCTGGCTGCAAAGCATTCGTAACGATGCAGCGCACCGCATCATCAAAAACGTCACGCTGACCGCCCGCGATGAAGACAACAAGATTGTTGCCAAAGGCACCTACGGCAACCTCGACACCGCTGTGTTTGACGCCAAAAACAGCTTGCTGGATTCGTGGCACCGGAAAGCGCCGGATCTGGTGGTGATCATGGCATCCGACCTGCTGACGTCCAGCAACTTTCCGCGCCTCAATGCGCTGAGCCAGAGCAACCCAAATAGCGAACTGATCGCCGGTCAGTTGATTATCAGCCAGGAGCGCGTGGGCGGCCTGCCGACCTTTCTGGCACCGTATTTTCCGTCTAACGCGGTATTGATCACCTCGTTCAAAAATCTGTCGGTTTACTACCAGTTGGGGGCGCTGCGCCGCAGCATCGTTGAAGAGCCGCAGTACAACCGGATAGCTACCTACCAGTCGTCTAATGACGATTTCGTGGTAGAGGACTACGGCAAGGTGGCCCTGATCGACGGGATTCAGTTTGCGCAGGCAGCAGGCGACGGCCAGTAACAGCCCGGCGGGGTAACACTCCGCCCCAACCGGAGAACACACCATGCTGACACCAGCACAACGACATTTTCAGCGGGTCATGGCCGAGCGCCGGGGCCAGGCGGACACCGAAACGGAGGTGTCACGCACAGCCCATGAGCAAATTCTTCACCGCCTGCGCCTGCATCAGGCCGCGCTGAAACAGGTGCAATCAGATGCGACCAAAGCGGAGATGAAAAAAGCCATGCTGCCGGAATACGACGGCTGGATTGATGGCACGCTGGAAAGCGACAGCGGCCGACAGGATGAGGTGATTGTCACCCTGATGGTATGGGCGATCGACTGTCAGGATAGTGCACTGGCGCTAAAACTGGGGCGTTACGTCGTTGAGCATGGCCTGTCTTTGCCTGCCGACAAGTTCCGCCGTGATGCGGTAACGGTACTGGCTGAGGAAGTGAGCAACCCGGTGCTGACACTGGCCACCACCGATACAGACGCCGACCTGAGCGGGTATACCGCCGTGCTGGATGAAGTGGCCGCGATTGTGGACGGCAAAGACATGCCGGATGAAGTGCGCGCCAAGCTGTGCAAAGCCCGCGCCTTCTCACGCCGCGCAGCGGTGGATGCACAAACCAAAGCCGAGGCGCTGACACTGTTCCGGGAAGCGATGGCCCGCAATCCGAACGCGGGAGTGAAGCGGGAGATCGCCACTCTGACACGGGAGCTGAAAAAGCTCATGCCGGGCAGCAGTAACGAGCCGGAAGACAGCCCGCTCGGTGACGATGAAACGACCACGGGGACACCGCCTGCGGCTTCAGCCGACGCCACACAGCCAGCGGTAAAAAAGACCGCCGTGCGTAACACCACGGCGCGGAAAACCACACGGCCGACGGGCAAAAGTAAAGCCGCCCGTCAGTCTGCCAAACGTTAACGACTTCGGCCCCGTCCGACAGGCGGCGCGCCGGGTGATCTGCCCGTATACGGTCTTTTTGCCCGGTGCCCACCGCCTGACTTTTGGGAGAGTTGAGCATGAGCCTGGTAGCGACAAAACGTGTCAGCGACAGCGGTGACGTACCGGAGATTGACGACGGCACGGCCACGGTCAGCGCCGGGGAGTTCTGGCCGGTGATCGTCCTGCGCGATCTGCGCATGGCCTCCCGCATCACCGGCGGTATCACTACCACCCGCCTGATGCACGTCACTACTGAAGCGGTGGTGCATGTGACTGACCAGTTGGCGAGCTGGCAGCAGGAACAACAGGCCGCTGGACATGCCGCACTGGAGAATGTCCCGGCCGGGCAGGTCAACGGCGAAAGCATCAAGGTGTACCGCTTCAGGCGTGCGGTTTATGCCATTGCCCGCGCGCTGCTGCTGGAGGGATACCGCGATGTGGATACCACGGCCAAAGGCGACAAGGCAACGGACACCTTTGATAACCAGCGTGACGATTTGTGGCGTGATGCGCGCTGGAGCATCGCCGATATACGCGGTGCCCAGCGGCTTTTTGCGGAGTTGTGCTGATGGTGGTCCGGGCGCTTCAGGGCGATACGGTGGACTTGCTCTGTTATCGCCATTACGGCACATCCGCCGGTGTCACCGAGCAGGTGATCGCCGCCAATCCGGGGTTAAGCCGCCAGATGTTTCTGGCAGCCGGGCAGGCTATCACGCTGCCTGATATTCCCCGTCAGACAGAACAGGAAACGGTGCAGTTATGGGATTAAACGATCTTCAGCGCCTCAATGATGGGGTGACCTATGGCCTGTCCGTGATGGTGACCGGCATCGGGGTGATGACCGTCAGTGAAAAAGTCGCGCTGGCGGGCCTGGTTATCGGTGTTGTCACCGCGTGGCGCGCCTGGTTGTTCCGGCGTCGTATCGAGCGCGCACAGCGACGCCGCAATGAACTGATTGAACAGATTTTACAGCAGTCCGAGCGCCGCACGCTGAATACGTCGGAACGCCGCGCGGTGGCTATTTTGCATCAGGGTGACGTTGACGATGAAAACCGCGATTAAACGCTGTTCGATTGCGCTGATTGTGGCGCTCGGCGTCACGCTGTCCCCCGGCACCCTGCGCACATCGCCGCAGGCACAGCAGAAAACGGCCAGTTGGGAAGACTGCCGGGCGTCGCCGTATTACTGCCCCGCCGGGGTACTGACGGTGGGCATTGGCTCTACCGGTAACGTGCAAAACCGGCCGTACAGCAATGACGAGATCGCCCGCCGCTGGGTTAACGACATGCAGCGGGCAGAGAACTGCGTCAACGGCAATTTTAACGGCGCAGCCATGCCGCAATCAGCGTTTGAAGCCATGACCGACACGGCGTTTAACCTCGGTTGCAGTGGCCTGATGTGGTTTACCAACCGGCAGGGCAGCAAGCAGCGCACCACCATCTGGAAACATGCGCAGGCGCAGGAATGGCCCGCGATGTGTGAGCGGCTGACCGATTTTGTCAACAGCGGCGGCCAGCGCTCCGCCGGGCTGGTCAATCGGCGCAGCGACTTTAAAGCCTGGTGCCTGCGTGATCTGGCAGGTGTGCCATGAAGCTGGCCGCCACCCTTGCCGTACTGCTGGCGCTGGCCGTCAGTGGTGTGCTCTGGCAAACCTACCAGCGCGGCATCGACCGGGCGCATACCGAGGCACTGACCGACAGCGCCCGGCAACAACGCGAGCTGTTAACCGAATTCCGGGCACTGGCTGACGATGCCAGAAACGTGCTGGCGCAGGTGCGCGAGCGTGAGCAACAGCGTTATGCCGAAGGGGAAGAACGCCGTGAAAAGATGCGTGAGGGGATGCAGCCCGATACGTGCGCTAACACTGTGGTGCCTGCTGCTGTCAGCGACAGCCTGCAAAAACGCGCCGCCGTCGCCCGCCGTGCAGATACTGCACGACCCGGTGCCGCCCAGCCTGACGGCACCGACACCGACGCCCGTACTGAAAACGCCGGTGACCTGGGGCGCGGTCGCGCTCTGGAGTGATCAGCTGTTGGATGCGCTGGACACCTGCAATGCAGACAAGGCCACCATTAACGATTTATACCTGCGTCGTCTTCAACGTCTGAAGGACGCCGCCGCCACACCATAGGGGAATGCTCATGCTGAAAACCGATTCGCTGCGTGATGCGCTGACGGCATCCAATACCTGGTGCCGGGCCAACCCGGAAGCCTTCACGGTGTTTGTGGAAGAAGGTGGCATTGAAACCACCGGGGAAACGCCGTCGTTTCTGTACCGCTACTCGCTGGTGCTGTTCGTGATGAACTTCACCGGTGATATCGACGATTTCACCTTACCGTTGATGGCCTGGCTGTGGCAGAACCAGCCCGACCTGTTGCTGAACCCGCAAAAGAACCGCGAGGTGACATTCACTACGCTTATCAACAACGACGACAGCGCTGACATTCTGTTTGAAATCCCGGTGCGCGAGCGGGTCAGGGTCACGCGTGACGATAACGGCATCCTGGGTGCTGAACATCTGCCTGAACCTCGTCCGCGCCTCACCGGCGGGGTATGGGATACGGTGCTTGACGATGCCACCGGGGAGACAGCGACATGACGGATAAATTGTCTCACGCACTGGATCAGGTGTTTGATGACATCCTTTCCGGCCTGTCACCCGCCGGGCGGCTGAAAACGGCCCGTCAGGTCGGGCAGGCGCTGCGCCGCAGCCAGCAGCAGCGCATCCGGGCGCAGAAGAACCCGGACGGCTCAGCCTATGCGACCCGCCGCCGCAAGGTGTTGCGCTCGCAAAAAGGAATGGTCTTTGTCTGGGAAGGTCAGGTACGCCACCTGAAAAACTGGCACGGCGGCCGGGGAAAATACGGCCGCACGATCACCGGCTTTGATGAAGACCGCAACGCCATCCGCACGTTTTACCGCAGCGATATTGAGCGTTATATCAAGATCAATACGCAGGCAGTGCGCCGCACGACCAGCAAAGCAACCCCGATGTTTCAGCGCCTGCGCGGTTATCGTTTTCTCAAAATGCAGGCCGATACCGAAGGGGCCAGCGTCGGCTTTGATGGTATCGCCGCCCGTATCGCTCGCGTGCATCAGTACGGCGCGCGTGACAAGGTCGGGCCGGGTGCCTTTGCCCGCTACCCGGTGCGTGAGCTGCTGGGGATCTCCCTGGCTGACGAACGGCTGATCCATGACACGGTGATCAACAGTTTGGGGAGTGCTGCCACATGAGCGCTGAACTGATGCGATTACTGGAAAATCTGTTGCGTGTCGGCGTCGTCACGGCGGTTGACCCGGCAACCTGGCGGGTACGTGTTAAGAGCGGTGAATTGCTCACCGACTGGCTACGCTGGAACACCACACGCGCCGGGGCGTTTAACGTCTGGATACCGCCTGCCGTTGGGGAACAGGTGTTACTGGGCTGTCTTGGCGGTAATCCGGAAACCGCCGTGATCATCGGCAGTCTGTTCAGCGAGGCCCACCCGGCACCGGGCAGCAGCCTGAAGGAAATTGTGATCACCGCGCCGGACGGTGCCCGGTTTCGGTATGACGCCGTGGCCGGTGCGCTGGAAGCCACCGGCATGAAAACCGTTAACGTTGTGGCCTCAGTCAGCGTCACGCTGAACACGCCGGTGGTGGAATGCACTCAGCACCTGAAGGCCCGCACCGTGGAGATCACCCACGGCGGCACCCTGGCCGGTAATGTGGCGCATTCTGACGGCGCGATGACCTCTAACGGCGTCCAGGTGGATAGTCACCGCCACGGCGGCATTCAGCCCGGCGGTAGCTGGACGAGTGGCACACAATGACCGCGACCTATACCGGCATGAATCCTCATGGCACCGGCACCCTGACCGATGCCGATCAGCTCTGGCAGTCGGTGCGCGACATTCTGACGACGCCGCTGGCATCCAGGGTGATGCGCCGGGATTACGGCAGCCTGATCCCTGACCTGCTGGATGCGCCGCAGAACGCTGTGACGCGGCTTCAGTTGATGAGTGCTTCCGTTATCGCCCTGACGCGCTGGGAGCCGCGTATCTCGCTAAATGCCGTCGATATTCGCTATTCAGCATCGGGAGCGGTAGACGTGGCGTTATCGGGGTTGATTACCGAAACGATGCAGGCGGCCAACGCTGAAATTACGCTCAGGAGTGACAGTGATGGCAACGGTTGATTTATCGCAGTTACCCCAGCCGCAAATCATTGAAGTGCTGGACTTTGAAGCCATCCTTCAGGACGTGAAGGCGGTGATGATTGCCGCCTTTCCGGCCGTTCAGAAGGCGTCAGTGACTGCTGCGCTGGCGCTGGAGTCTGAGCCGTTAACCGTGATAGCACAGGTGATCGCCTACCGGGAAATGATGCTACGCCAGCGGATTAACGAAGGCGCGGAAGCCTGCCTGCTCAGTCATGCCGTGTCATCTGATCTGGATAATCTGGCGGCCAACCTGAACACCCAGCGACTGACTATTACCGAAGCGACCGACACCGCCGATGCCGTGATGGAAGCTGACAGCGCGCTACGTTTACGGGCGCAGGCAGCTTTTGAAGGGCTGAGCGTGGCGGGGCCAACCGGTGCGTATGAGTATTTCGCCAAAAGTGCCAGCGGCAAGGTAGCGGATGCCAAAGCGATCAGCCCGTCCCCGGCGGTGGTGGTGGTGTCGGTATTATCTACCGAGGGCGATGGCAGCGCCTCGGCTGACCTGCTGGCGGCGGTCGATGCTGCCCTGTCTGCTGACGATAAACGCCCGGTCGGTGACCGCCTGACGGTGCAAAGTGCCGAAATTGTGCGCTATGAGATTACAGCGGTGTTGTATCGCTATCCGGGGCCGGAATCGGAGCCAATCCAGCAGGCCGCACAGCAGGCGTTAACGTCATGGCTCGGTACGCAGGGGCGTATCGGGCGCGATGTGGCTCGCTCGGCCATTATGGCGGCGCTGCATGTGCAAGGAGTGCAACGCGTTGAACTGCTGGAACCGGCGCAGGACATTGTGATCAGCGACACGCAGGCAGCGTACTGCACCGGGTTCACGGTCACCGAGGGCGGTAGCGATGAGTAACAGTCTGCTACCCCCTTCAGCCAGCGACTTTATGCGCAACGTCGCCAGCTCAACCCAACACCTGAGTGAGATAGCGGTCTGTCTGGATACGTTATGGGACGCCGAGCGCTGCCCAGCACAATTACTGCCGTACCTCGCCTGGGCGCTGTCGGTTGACCGCTGGGATAAGCGCTGGTCAGAACAGACCAAACGTCAGGTGATCAAGGCGGCCTGGCTGGTACACCGTCAGAAGGGCACCATCGCAGCATTGCGCCGGGTGGTAGAGCCGTTCGGCTATCTGATTCGCATTACCGAGTGGTGGCAAACCGGCGGCCAGCCGGGCACCTTCAGGCTGGATATCGGCGTTCAGGATGCTGGCATCACCGAAGAAACCTATCTTGAGCTTGAGCGCTTAATTGCGGATGCCAAACCGGTGAGCCGCCACCTCTTGGGGCTGGCTATCCATCTTGATAGTCAGGGGGCAATACCAATCCGCGCCGGGCAATACAGTGGTGATGCTCTGACGGTCTATCCCTACTTTCCTGAAACCATTACGACCAGCGGCGCGGATAGACGCGCAGCGGCAGTACATCTTTCTGACAACGTGAGCGTATCCGCATGACAACAAAATACTATGCGATCCTGACTAACACCGGCGCGGCGTTGCTGGCAAACGCCACCGCGCTCGGGCGGCAACTACCGATTACACAAATGGCGCTTGGCGACGGTGGCGGCACGCTGCCGACTCCAGACCCGGCACAAACCAAACTGGTCAATGAATGTCGCCGGGCATCACTCAACTCTCTGAGCGTTGACCCGGCTAACCCGAGTCAGATTATTGCCGAGCAGGTGATACCGGAAGACGAGGGCGGCTGGTGGATACGTGAAATCGGCCTGTATGACGCGGCGGGTAACCTGATTGCCGTCGCCAATTGCCCGGAAACCTACAAGCCGCAGCTACAGGAAGGCTCCGGCCGGGTGCAGACGGTGCGCATGATTTTGATTGTCAGCAGTACCGACGCGGTAACGCTGAAAATCGACCCGTCGGTGGTGCTGGCTACGCGGGCGTATACCGATACTAAAGCAGCTGAGGCGAAAGCTTACGCTGACGGCCAGGCCAGCAGTGCAAAGGGAGAATCAAAGCTCTACACCGATAACCAAATTAGCGGTGTAAAGACTGAAACGAAGAGCTACACCGATGCACTGATAAATGGTGTCAAGGGCGAAGCAAAGTCTTATAGCGATGCCCAGACAAGTAGCGCCAAGATTGAAGTAAAAGCCTACGCCGACAATCTGATAACGGCGCACCTCTCCGCCGCCAATCCTCACCCGCAGTATGCATTATCAACCGATGTTACTGCCGCGAATCAGTTAAAACTGGATATCGCCGAGATGGTAGGGATCCCGCTGCCCTGGCCGCAAGCGATAGCGCCGACGGGCTGGCTGAAATGCAACGGCCAGGCGTTTGATAAAACCCTCTATCCGAAATTGGCTGCACTGTATCCGTCAGGTACGTTGCCTGATTTGCGCGGCGAGTTTATTCGCGGCTGGGATGATGGGCGCGGGGTGGATTCAGAGCGTACGCTTTTGTCTGCGCAGGCGGCAACGTGGATCCAGCCGAACATCGAAAACAACACCGCCGCGACAACAATCAGAATCGATAATGTGGATAGCACATTTAATGCTGATGAATATGCGGCAGTCAGCAATTTACCAGCGTATGAACACAACGGATCGCGGGCGCGTTCGTATGTACGCCCCCGCAATGTCGCTTTTAACTACATCGTGAGAGCTGCATAACATGGCTGAAAAAATCATTACTGAACTGGATGAAAACGGTCTGGCTGTCGATGCAGGATGGATTACGGTTTATCACGCCGATCATGTTACCCGTGAGTACACTGGTAAAGGTGTGGAGTTTTTGATGCGCGGTACGGGAATACCGGCCGATAGTTATACTGACGTACCGCCACCAGCGGTAGAAGGGCAGGCAGTTTGCCGCCGTGCCCATGGTGGTGCATGGGAAGCCGTGGAAGATCATCGCGGTAAGACTGCATACCGCACAGCAGACGGAAAACCGCAAACAGTGACAGCACTCGGCGAGTTACCTGATGGCCTCACGTTACTGGCTCCCGCGACGGCATTCGACAAGTGGGACGGTAAAGTTTGGGTAACGGATGTTGCTGCCCAACACGCCGCAGAAGTGGCGGCGGCGCAGCAGGAACAGGCAGCACAGAAAGCGACGGCCACGGCGCGGATCACTGAACTGGGTTACGCGGCGGACTTGGGGATGGCGACGGAAGCCGAGCAAGCAGCGCTGAAGGCATGGAAAACGTATCTGGTGCAATTAAGCCGTCTTGATACTTCTGCCGCGCCGGATATCGACTGGCCGGAAACTCCCTCCACCTGACTTACCCGGCCCTGTTTAAACAGGGCCGTTAAACCAGCCCTTTTAACGTGTTGACGGTGTCCGTCATGGCCGTGCTGACGGTATTCATCGCTTTGTTTGCACTGCTGCGCGCATTGTCCATCAGGTCGCTAAAGGATGAAGATTGCAGCTTTTCCCGCAGGTCTTCATCACAGCGCTGAAAGCTCAGCGAAAACTCAATCTTCTTTGCCTTTCCGTAGCGATTCAGCTCTGTGCGAGTGGTCTGCATACCGGTCAGCACGTACATGCCGTAAATCTGCCCGGTGCCGTCAATCAACGGCCAGGGGCGGCCGCTGTAGGCTTGCGTGGTCAGCGCGGTTAACGACACCTCGCCGCCGGTAATTTCCGGGTACAGTACACCGCTTAGCGTGATCTGATCTTCCCCCGCGCCTATGTATTGCCATTTCGCGGAACGGTTAATCCGCTCATTCTTCACATGACGCCAGGCACGCGACTGCTGAAGCTGCTGGTAAGGCAGCGTTTGCAGCTCAAACACAAACAACCCGTATACCATCATCATCGGTTTTTCTCCTTACTCTCTGTCTCTGAAGCTGCCACGCTGAAGCCTGTCGCGGCGGGCCAGTTCGGCACTGACCGCATCGGCCACAATACGGCCCAGCTCGCGGGCGTCCTGCCGTTCAACGCCGTGCAGGTGTATATGAATTTCCCCATTGAACCCGCCCGCCGCCGGTGTTCTGGCCGCAGGGCGACTGACCGGGGAGGCGTCGGCCTGTTTGACGGGTTGTGTTGCCGCGACCACGGCGGGGCGGTCGCTGAGCGCCTGCATGGTCTGCGCAGGCTGTGAGGGGGCAGAAGGTGTGCCGCCAGTAAGCCGGGATTCCTGCCATTCGCCACGCACAGCCAGCGCTTTCGGCAGGTTTTTGAAAACGATATCGCCGGGGCCGATGCGCTTTTTGGTTTCTTCCAGCACGCCGCCGGTGTTGTCGGCAATCTTCTGCAAACGGCGCTGGGTGCCGCTGTCTCCGGTTAATGGCTGGGGTGGGGCGGTCTGGGTTTTTGTGTTTTCGCTTTTGTTCCCGTCGGTTTTAGACGACCAATTCCAGTCTTTTTGCACCATTTTTTTCTGTTGCGGATCCCATTCCCACATAACGGGATCTTTTTTCAGACTTTCGGCTTTAGCGCTTGCGGCATCCAGCCCGGAAGGGATTAAGCCGAGTTTTTCTAATATCCAGCCAATGCCTTTCATTAGCGCCGTGAGCGGCAGCATTAACCCCTGAAGTACCGTGCCGAATATTTTGCCGAACGTCTCACCCGCGCTGGTGCAGCTCTCCAGTGATTCTTTGCTGGTTTCCATCGGCGACAGCAGTTTTTTAAACCATTCCCATACCTGCTGAATGCCGCGCCAGATCAAATCAAATACCGGCATCAGGCCGGAAAAGGCATCCCGCAGCGGTGACAGAGCCTGCATAACGCCGGAGAACATGCCACTGAAAAACGCTTTGATAGGCTCCCAAAAGTGCCAGATAAGCAGCCCGGCCGCCACAAACGCCGCGCCAATCAACCCGATTGGGCTTAATAAGAACGACAACATGCCGCCTAATACCGAAACAGCGCCGGTGATCAGGCTCCACAGAACAGGCAGGCCAGTCAGTCGCAACAGCAAGCCGCCTACGCCTCTGGTCAGTGAACTTAATGCCGCTCCCGGAGAAGTAAACACAGCCAGCAACATGCTACGCAGTGGGGCCAGTGTTGAGGTTAATCGGCCTGCACTGCCGGAAAAAAGCTGTAGCCAGCCGCCCATGCGCGCCATTGGCCCGCCGAGCAGGCTACTTAACCCGGAAAACATCGACACCGCGCCACCGACGCCACGCGCACCCATCAGCAGCGAAAAGCCGAGCTGGAGCTTAGCCAGCGGCCCCATCAGCAGGCCAATTGCCAGTGAGGTTCCACCGATCGCCACCGCGAATGCCGCCGCACCGCCGACAGCCAGTAACAACGTTTGCGTCAGCCTGGGATTCTCTTTCACCCAGCCGCTCACCGTGGTGATCACGTCACTTAACCCCTGCGTCAGGCTGCGCAGCGGCCCGTCTGCCGTCTCTTCAACCTGAATGCGAAAACCTTCCCAGGCACTGTCGAGGTTTTTCAGGTCACCACCCAGGTTATCCGCCATCTTTTTGGCGACGGCATCCGATTCTCCCTTGGCATTTTTCAACTCGCCTGACAGTTTACCCAGCGCACCACTACCTGCTGCCTTTACCAGCATTTGCAGGCTGACCAATGCTTCCTGACCTGCAATATCCTTGAAAAATGACAGCTGATCGACCTGGCCGTATTTTTTTGTGGTTTTGAATAGATCGAGCAGCACATCCTGCATCGGGCGCATTTTGCCTTTTGCGTCAGCCACTGATACACCAAGTTCTTTTAATGCATCAGCGGCTTCTTTGGGCGGTTTTGCCAGCCGTGCGAAAATGGCCAGCATAGCCGTACCTGCATCACTGCCTTTCTTGCCACCATTTGCGAGCATACCCGCCATCGCGGCCGCGTCTTCCAGACTTACCCCTAACGCCGCTGCTGCTGGCCCGGCGTATTTCATGGTTTCGCCAAGGTTAGTCAGGTCGGTGTTGGTACGGGTAAAGGTGCCGGTCAGTACGTCACCCACGCGATCCATCTGGCTGGCATCCAGGCTGAACTGTGAAAGAATATTTGACCCGATATCAGCGGTTGCGCCCAGATCCATACCACCGGCTAGCGCCATATTAAGCACGCCCGGCAATGCCGCTTGTATCGCCTGCGGCGTAAACCCGGCCATTGCCAGAAACGCCTGGCCGCTGGCTGCGTCGCGGGTGGTGAATGCGGTTTCCGCGCCGAGCTTTTTGGCCTGCGCCCGCAGGGCCGCCAGTTGCTGATCGCCTTTATCCAGCCGGGTCAGCGCCTGAACGCGTGACATTTCTTCATCAAACCCAACCGCCGGGGCCAGAAACTGCCCGCCTGCATATCCGACAGCCGCGCCGCCCGCTACCGCCATCGTACCGCCGCCGCGCAGTTTGCCCGCTGTCTGCTGCATTCGTTCATAACGGGCGCGTGCCTGCGTAACGGCAGCCAGTTGCTGGCGTTCTCGCTCCAGTGTCTGGTTATATTGTTCGGTGCGCCGGATGGCACTCTGGATAGTGGCGTTACTGCCGACAAGCGACACACCGTGACCGCGCAGCGCTTGTGAAACGGCGCGCAGTTTCACCATTTCCTGATCGCGCGTGACGTTCAGCCGCTCCAGTTTGGCAGCCAGTGCGGCCATGTGTTCCCGTTGCTTATCGGTCAGCACGGTGTTGTTTTGCTGGGCCGTTTTCAGCCCGTCCAGGCTGCGACTGGCTTCATCAATCTTGCGTGAGGTCTTTTGTACGCTGTCGCGCAGGCGGTTGAAGGTTCTTGACTGATTATCCAGATCCTTAATAGCGGCCTGGGTGCGTTTGAGGGATTCAGACAAACCGCCCGCACTCTGGCGGGCGGCGTTGACCGGGCGGGTCAGCCGGTCGATAGCGCTGAAGGCTACACGTATATCAAGGCTTTTCATCGGCTTCACTGGCTCCACTTCGGATAGCCGCCCGCGCGCGCCAGGCTATCACGTCGCCCAGATCCATGCTGAACAGTTCAGAGGGCGGCCAGTTAAAAACAACGGCGATATCAGCGACCAGATCGTCTATCTGGTCGAACTGCAGGACGGTTACGCTTCCTCCGTCTCCTCCACGTTCGGCTCGCCAGGCTCCACATGCACTAAAAAAGGCGTGATAGCCTCAGCCAGTCGCATGAAATCGCGGGTATCCATCGCGTTAATCTCGGCCAGCTTCAGCTTTGGCGAGGTAACGCGCGTTAACAGGGTGGTGATGGAATCCACATCCATATTCAGGACGTTGACCAGCCGCAGGCCGCGCAATGAGCCAGCCTGTTTGATATCGTCAGTGATCGCCACCTGGCTGATGGTGTTGTCGCCACGCAAGATAGGGTTCGCCAGTGTGATGGTATTGTCGTTCGGTGTGTTCATGGTCACAGGCTCCGGCGGCTGGTGTAGCCGCCATTGTTCAGGTTATTCAGTTACCCAGTCCCAACGCGGACGTGATGCGATCCGGGTAGATGTTTTTGCCGTTTTTCTTGTAGATGAAATTCAGCAGGTCAATTTCCAGCACCGATTGATCATCAATCGACAGCTTGTAATAGGTGTTTTTCAGCGCATAGGTAACGGACGTGTCTTCACCTTGCTTGGACTCGCCGCCGTCTATCTCGGTAATACGCCCGCGCATTTCCACTTCAACAAGCTGGCTATCGCCGTCGGTGTAGTATTCACCCGCGAAGCGCAGGCGAACGTCATCGATATCACTGCCGTATTCCAGCAACAGCTTTTTTTCCATGCCGCCGACGACCATCTGCGCTTCCAGCGCGCCGGAATCCATACCGAGATCGACCGCTACCGAGCCAATCATGCCCGCGCCCTGAAAGTCTTCAGTCTTGCGGGTCAGCTTTGGCAGCGTGACGGACGTGACCTTGCCGATCTGGTTGTTGCCGTTCACAAAACAGGTGAACAGGCGCAATTTATGCGGTACGGCCATTTACACACCTCCCAGTGACGAGAACGCGGAGTCAAAATAGTCATCGGTGAAGGTCTGGTATAACGTCAGGTCTTCCAGCGGCGGCACCGGCGTGTACTTGTAACGCACGCGCACCTGGCCCTGCCGCAGGCCGGTTGTGGGGTTATCCTGAATATCGAACCAGCATTCCCCGCCGATCAGACTGCCCGCCGTGACCAGCGCGCTCAGCTTGCCGTTGATGCCGTTCACAACGTCTTTCACGTTGGCCGGGGTCAGTGGCTCGTCAACAGCTTCAAACTGCGCTTCTGCGATACTGTCAGCGAGGATTTGCGCGGTACGGGTGTACACCTCAAACAGGTAATCATGGGTATCGGTGGTGCGGTTGCCCCAGAAGCGAAACCCGTTGCGCTTAATCAGCGTGGTGATCTCCTGGTTGTTGAGTTCATTGGCGTCACTGTCTTCGGCCTGAAGCGACCAGAACACATCCCGCGAGATACCCAACACGTTATTCACTGCCACGTTCGACAGCGACTTATGCCAGCCCTGATCGTTATCAATCGCTGCGCGCAGGCCGCAGGCATAGGCCGACGCCGGGAAGGTTTCATTGCTGCCGGTCAGTGGGTTGTAGGCGATAAAATCAGGCCAGATCAGCATCAGTTCACGGTAGGCAAACTGCGCACGGTAGGTGATGGCCTCAGCCATCGTGGTGCAGCCGTGACAACCGGCATAGACAAACGCCCGCAGGTTTTGCGCAATCACACACAGCGCTGACGTGACTTCGGCGGTGTCATAGTCCGGCACAGCCAGAATGCGCGGCCGGTAGTTAACCTTGGCTTCTGCTGTCAGCAAGGCGTACATGCCGGTGTAACTGCCGTCCGCCGCTGTCCCGCCGATAATCAGTTGGGATTGGGTTTTGTCGCCGCCTTCGGTTGCTGCTGCCACCCGTACCACGATCACTTTCGGGCTGGTCTGGTCAGAAATTGCTTTCAGCGTCTTATAGAGCGAGCCGGTTTTACCCGCTTTGCCCAGCACGCTATTCACCCGCGTGATGAGCACCGGCGTATTCAGGGGAAAGGTGTCCACATCCGCATCATCCGCCACGGCCACCACGCCAATCACACTGGAATCAATGTCATTGATTGCGGTTACCAGGTCGGTATTTTCACGAACGCGCACACCGTGGAAACGTGTCTCGGACATGTTCGCCACCATTACGTTATTGAGTTCATGGCGATAATCCACGATATTCGCCGCGCACTCACGCGCTGACAGGTCTGGCCGTCCGGCGACAACAAAAAGCCATTTTTCCCCACGCGTGCGCGTGAAATCATGCGCGAAAACAGGGGGAAACGATGGCTATCACCGATCTGGCTGACTCACTTATCACTACGGCGAAACGCTACGATGACGCGCTAACTGAAGCGGTAAAAAGCCCGGCCTTTAGCATTACGCTGGGCGGGAAATCACTGAAGGAACTGAGCGACCGGCTGATCTCGTTGTCGCTGACCGACAACCGGGGTTTTGAGGCTGACCAGCTCACGCTGTCGATAGACGACAGCGACGGACGCGTGGAGCTGCCGCCGCGTGGCGCTCAGATTGCACTGTCCATCGGCTGGCAGGGTGAGGCGCTGACTTACAAAGGACTGTATACCGTGGATGAGATTTCCCACGAAGGCCCGCCCGATGTGCTGGGCGTGACGGCCAGAAGTGCGGATTTCCGCGAAGAGTTCAACGTGAAGCGGGAGGTTTCCTGGCATGACGTGACGGTTGAACGGGTGGTGTCGGCAATCGCGCACCGCTACGGAATGAAGGCGCAAATCAGCGACATGCTGATGAATATCGACATCGACCACGCCGACCAAACGGAAGAGAGTGATATGTCATTCCTGACCCGGATGGCCGAGCAACTGGGGGCCATTGCCACTATCAAAAACGGCACCCTGCTGTTTATTCTGCCCGGCGGCGGTGTGACTGCATCCGGTAAGGCGCTGCCGTCGGCCAGTATCACCCGCAGCAGTGGTGACGGCCACCGTTTTCGCATCGCGGATCGGGATGCCTACACCGGTGTGCGCGCCTACTGGCTGGATCTGAAATTCGGTAAAAAGAAGAAAGTCAGCGTAAAGCGCCGCCGGACAAAGCCCAAACCGAAAAAGGAAAAGAGCAGCAGCCGTGAAGGCGATTACATCACCGGCGCGGAGGGTAACGTGTTCGTGCTGCGCAAAACCTACCAGAATGAAGAGGTCGCCAAACGGGCGGCGGCAGCTAAATGGCGACAGTTGCAACGCGGAGCCGCTGAATTTTCGATTACCCTGGCGCGTGGCCGTGCCGAGCTGTATCCCGAAATGCACCTGACGGTAAGCGGCTTTAAACCGGATATCGACAACCAAGACTGGATCATCGCTCGCGCGGAACACGTTATTGATGGCAACGGCTTTACCACCCGTCTGGAACTGGAAGCAAAAATCCCTGACTGGATAGCAGAAAGTGAATAAAATGGCGGCGAGTTCAACTCCCACAGGGGAGCCATTATGTTCAGATGTCCTTTTTGCGGGGCAATGGCCCGCACCCGTACCAGTCGCCGCCTGAGCGATATCACCATCCGGCAGTATCACCAGTGCCAAAACCTGGAATGTAGCGAGACATTTACCACTCTCAACACGGTAGAACGGCGCGTATCAAAGCGTACACGGGAAGACCCGCTACCGCCTGACTTTATCCCGCAAGACGCCTTTCCGGCATCGCATTACGGACGGGATCAGTTGAATCTGGCGTTGTAAAACCAAAGCCCCGCAGGATGAGTGCGGGGCTTTGGGGGATTTAGCCTATCTTCAAGAAGAAAGTATTCCTCAGTATAAGTAGTTTCTACAACAAGAATATGTGTATTGTTTTGTCGGTGAAAGTACTATTTTTTTGAAAAAAAATTCTATAAGATATTGTTTTTTTGTAATTTATTTAATATTGATAGATGATTTGAGAAACCTATCCCAGTAGGTCGGACTGTGCTCAATGTTCCCATGCTCTATTGGGCTCGCGTTTGAACTGGTTACGCTAATTACTCTTATTGGGATGTGTCTAAGAGGTTCTTATGTTCACAGGAAGATTTTTTTGGCTTGCGTTTAGTATCGTTTCTATCGCAGGAGGTGTTTTGTTTTTTGCAGGTGGGTTTCAATGGGGAACGGAGAACTGCGGCTATCTTTTCACTGCTACCTTTATATTGGCCTCAGTGCTCGGCTGTGCTTGCCAGATATACAATGTAAAGCAGAATAAGGTTACAAAGGCTCCGAGTGGTCATAAGTGAACGCTTAGTTGATTCAGTTCTCTTGTCCTGTTGTAGTGATCTGAAAGATGTTTTTATTTAAATTCAATAAGTTAAACAAAAGTCAATATTTTTACACATTTTCTTTGACTTAGCCACGTTACTACTGGATAAATTTGTAGTAGATTTTGCACCATGAGACAGATTTTTTTTGACCTAAATCAAATTCATGCCGACAAGGGAGACTTGAACGATGGAATTTAACGCAGTCAATGCTGTGCTTAATTCTCATTGGGATGGCCGCTTGCCAGTGCGACCAGACCTAATAGCACATAGAATGGGAATTGAAGTGTTGCCCATAGTTTCTGATGGAAATAATTCTAATCAATGCGGTTATGCAGAGATCACAGATAGCGGTCGCCGTGTTATTGCCTATAACACTTTAGATCCTCATAGTAGGATTCGTTTTACTCTAGCCCATGAGCTTGGACACCATGTATTAGATCATACAAAACAAGGACGTAAGCTGAGGGAATACTCCAATCAAGACTGGAACGATGGTAACTATATTGAGGAAAGAGATGCTAATCGTTTCGCTGCCGAACTTTTGATGCCAGAAGATGCAATTAAAACACTAATAAATAAAGAAAAAATATATTCAATCCCTCATCTTGCAAGCCGTTTTGATGTATCAGAAGAAGCTATGTACTGGCGTATGAAAAACCTCGGATATCTGTAAGAACAGATGGCACCTAGGTAATCAACACTCTACAATAAAGCCACCTTATTGATTTGGTGGCTTTTTTATGACGATTAATACCACAGATAGCAATCAACAAGCCCAAGTTGAGGTCCGTTCACCGGACTCAGCTAACCAACAGAATTCTGATGTGACATCAACACCTGAGATAAATCCTGCGTTTCCTCTTGCTGGATTACCTGAAACTACGACGATAATTAAGTATCGTGATGAATATCATGATGATCGCAGGAAGATGAGAAAATGGCTCTTTGCATTTATTGTTTGTGCAAGTGGCTTTTTTCTAACCATCGGGGCGGTAATGTCTATTTATGTTACAAGAGACATGCTTTCAACTAAAAAAGAAGTAAAAGACGCTATGGTTGACGTTGTTATGAGATCTTCCCCTGAGAGTATCAGTGATTTTGTTTCTAAATTTAAGCCAGCGCCACCAGAAAGTTTAATTCATGCACGAGAAACAGCTACAGCGTTGAGTATCCAAGCAAGTGTCCAGCGCAATGGATTGATTGATAAGTTTTTGGAGACCACAAATTGGTTGTCTTTGACTCCGATGATTACTCTTATTGCTTTTATACTGGGAGTTGGCCTTACTTTGGCCATTGCTTTAATGAGAGCACTCTTCAGGGAAGAGGAAATAGAGGATAGAGGGAATACTCTTTCTCAAATATCTACTCCGATCAGTAAACTTGTTGAATATCTGATTGATTTTATCAAGAGCAAGTTTCAGAAATAGTAATTAAAGCCCACGATGTGGGCTTATAAATATTGATGTGGTCGATGCGTGGACGTTAATTGAAATAAATCCTTATATTTCATATGGATGGTGAAAATTTTTGTACACCATCCCTGTCTTTTAGCCCTTCTTGATGGAGGGCTTTTTTTTGCCTGTATTCTGTACCTCCTTTTCCCGGCGCTGTTGTGCCATGGCTGTGCCAACCCCCATGCCGCGTGTTTTTGCTGGCTTGTCAGCATACTGTCCTTCACTGCCACAACGGGTCGAAATCGCTTGAGAAAGCGTGTATCAACGGGCGTGGCGGTATTGGTTCCATACCCTGAATGGGTTCCTTCTATCGCTAATACTGATGAGACACGTTATGAGCACAAAATATATCGCTCTGCTTACCGAAGTTGGCGCAGCCAGACTGGCGAATGCGATTGCGTTGGGAAAACAGCTGGAGATTACCCAAATGGGGGTGGGAGACGGTGGTGGTACGCTGCCGACACCCGATGCAACCCAGACTAAACTGATTAACGAAAAGCGACGTGCCTCGCTGAATTCATTGAATATCGATCCGGCCAATCCCAATCAAATTATTGCCGAGCAGGTAATTCCAGAAAATGAAGGTGGCTTCTGGTTACGTGAAATCGGCCTGTATGACGGCGATGGCAATCTGGTGGCGGTAGCCAACTGCCCTGAAACCTATAAACCGCAGATGCAGGAAGGCTCTGGCCGCGTGCAGACGGTACGTATGATTTTGGCGGTTAGCAACAGCAACGCTGTTACCCTGAAAATAGACCCGGCGGTTGTGTTGGCTACCCGCAAGTATGTTGATGATAACGCGGTTGAGGTTAAAACTTATGCCGATACGCTGATGACCAGCCATATTGCTGATACTAATCCGCACAAACAATATGCACCGATTGCCAGCCCGGTATTTACCGGAAATCCTGCCGCACCGACAGCGGCGGCGGGAACCAATACGACGCAACTCGCCACCACCGCGTTTGTTGCGGGCGCTATTGATCTGCTGTCGAGTAAAACGGACAGCAGCATCAAACTAAAACTGGATATTAACGACATTGTTGGTATTCCGTTGCCGTGGCCGCAAGCTACAGCGCCAGCAGGTTGGCTCAAATGTAATGGTCAGACGTTTGATAAAAATCTGTACCCACGGTTGGCGCAGGTTTATCCATCTGGCGTGCTGCCGGATTTACGTGGTGAGTTTATTCGTGGTTGGGATGATGGGCGCGGGGTGGATAATGGTCGTGCCATCGCCAGTAAGCAGAGTGCCACGGGTTTGCGAACTGGGATGATGGATTATAACGGCAGCGATATAGGCAGTGCCAGTGTTTATATCGGTATGGCGTATGCAGATTCTGATAGTTCTACCAGCACCATTAGTTTTTCCAATCAAGGCTATCCAGATGGGACGCTAATGGCGGGGAGTGCAGGAAAGGATAACGGAGTTTCTGGTACGGCAAGTAATACTGTTTTTGCTAATGGCGTGAACTGGATAACCGTTCGTCCCCGTAACGTCGCCTTTAACTATATTGTGAGAGCAGTGTAATGAGTGATAAATATTCATTTCCCGAAAAATATCAACGGTTAAAAAACGAATTGGTCACAAAATATAAATTGATTTAAATTTATTGCGATATCATCTTATATAACAATGGATTGATTATTTATAGCCAGTTATTTTTATTGATTTCATGCTGACTGATTTTTTTACCCTATTTATGCCCACCTTATATGGTGGGTTTTTTTTGATCGTCGTTGTTGTGCTATGGCTGATACAACGCCATCAGCAGGTAATAATATCGGTGTCTCTACATAATGGTTGTCAGAAAGCAGAACGGACATTCGAGGTTTGTATCATCGTAATGTTTGCTGCCGCTGGCCGCCTATTTTAAATTAATTCAGACGAGGGGAATGATGGGAACTAAATACTTTACGCTGCTCACCCGTATCGGTGAGACTAAATTGGCCGAGGCCATCTCAACAGGAAAACCATTAGAAATCGCTCAAATGGGAGTGGGGGATGGCGGTGGGGTGTTACAGACACCGGACCCGATGCAGACCAAACTCGTCAATGAAAAGCGCCGGGCGGTGATTAATTCATTGAGTGTAGATCCGAACAATGCCAACCAGATTATTGCTGAGCAGGTGATACCGGAAAGCGAAGGTGGGTTCTGGCTGCGTGAAATCGGTTTGTATGACGCGGCCGGTAACCTGATTGCGGTAGCGAACTGCCCGGAAACCTATAAACCAGAGTTGAAAGAAGGCTCCGGCCGGGTACAGACCGTGCGCATGATTCTGATTGTTAGCCGTACCGATGCGGTAACGCTGACGTTTGACCCGACGGTAGCACTGGCAACCAGGCGCTATGCCGACACACTGTTGTCCGGGCATCTTGCCGATACCAACCCTCATTCACAGTATTTGTTGATCAGTGAATTTGTCGGCATTCCACAGCCGTGGCCGCAAGCGACCGCCCCGGCGGGCTGGCTGAAATGTAACGGCCAGGCGTTTGATAAAAGTGTTTATCCCCGACTGGCGCAGGTCTACCCGTCTGGTGTGTTGCCGGATTTGCGCGGCGAATTTATTCGTGGCTGGGATGATGGGAGAGGGATAGATTCAGGTAGATCATTGCTATCTATGCAAGAATCTACGTGGATACAACCAGATTTAGAAAACGGTACAACTGCATCAGCTATCGCTCTTGGGAATACTGAGCGTGGTTTTGATTTATCAATGACAGGAGCACTGAGCAATATTCCGGGAGCAACGCCGAATGGCTCAAGAGGTAAATGGTATATCAGGCCTCGTAACATCGCCTTTAACTACATCGTGAGGGCCGCGTAATGACGATATCGACGCAGGACGTGCACGCAGTGCTGGCGGCAGAGGGACTGGCCACTCAGGCTGGCTGGCTGCGGGTGTACCACGTGGATGCCCTAACCCGTGAATACGATGGTTACAGCGAGGAATACCTGATGCCGGGGACGGGAATTCCCGCCCACAGCTATGCTGATGAACCACCGCAACCAGAATCGGAAGGGCACGCGCTGCGCCGTTCGTCCGATGGTCTGCACTGGGAATGGGTGCCGGATTGGCGCGGGCAGACCGCTTACGACACGCAGACGCGTCAATCACAGGTGGTTAGTGATCTGGGACTGTTACCCACCAACTGGACCCTGTTGCCACCTGCCAGCGAGTTTGACCGCTGGGATGGGTCACAATGGGTCACGGATACGGCGGCACATCAGGCCAGTCTGGTTCAGGCAGCCCGACGGGAGTGTGATGTGCGGCGTCAGACGGCGCATGACCGTATCCGGGATCTGACCTATGCGCAGGAACTGGAGATGGCTACCAAGCAGGAAACCCAGTCGCTCAAAGACTGGAAAACCTATCTGGTGCAATTAAGTCGGGTCGACCCGGTCCATGCGCCTGATATTTGCTGGCCGACAATACCGACAAACTAATCCACATCTATTCGATACCCGTTAGGAATAATCTCGGCAGGTTATTCCGAGCGGGTTGTTTTCATTGGTCTACTCGGGACCGGTTGTTGCGATACCTTCCCCCGCGCCTTAGCGATTTCTCCCCTGACAACGGGGATTCAGTAACCTGTTGTGCCATTACCACCACGCCCGTATGAACGGGCGATTTGACGGGCCATCAGCATAATGGTTGTCAGACGGCAGACAGGGCAGTGCACGCTTGCCGTGTGCTGATTCTCCCCGACAACTGCCGGACCTTTTCCTTTACCTTCATGCTGATGAGAGATCTAATGGGGACTAAATATTTCACCTTGCTCACCCAGGTGGGTGAGAAAAAACTGGCGGCGGCAATAGCCGCAGGAAAACCACTGGAGCTGGTGCAAATGGGCGTGGGGGATGGCAACGGTGTGCTCCCCACCCCGGATTCGGTTCAGACCAGATTGGTGAATGAAAGACGGCGCGGGGTTATCAATTCGCTAACCGTTGACCCGAACAACCCCAGCCAAATGATTGCCGAGCAGGTGATCCCGGAAAATGAAGGCGGATTCTGGCTGCGTGAAATCGGGTTGTACGACGTGGATGGTGACTTGATTGCGGTGGGGAATTGCCCGGAAACCTATAAGCCGGAATTGAAAGAAGGGTCAGGCCGGGTACAGACGGTGCGTATGATCCTGATTGTCAGCCGTACCGATGCAATAACGCTGAAATTTGACCCGACGGTGGCGCTGGCGACACGGCGCTATGCCGATACCTTGCTGGCTGATCATGTCGCTGCCGTTAACCCGCATAAGCAGTATGCCCCGATTGAAAGCCCGGTATTGACAGGGGTTCCAACAGTACCGACGGCGTCAGTGAATACTAACGATCAGCAAATTGCTTCCACGGCATTTGTTCAATCTTTGATAACTGCGTTAACGTCAGGTGCACCGGCAGATTTAGATACTCTAAAAAAACTGGCTGATGCGCTTGATGGAAAATTATCTAAGAATGCTAACGGTGCTGATATTCCGAACGTTGCTAAATTCATTTCTAATCTTGGTTTATCAGATATTGTTTTGGCTGGCACTATCAGTGGAAATTCAGGGGTGATCGGAGGTGTTAGGTTACCGGTTATAATTGGCGGTGTTAAAAAAATATTTATTGTGCAATGGGGTTACATCTCTAATTTTACGGGGAATTTCACTCCGGGAACCTATGAGCCTGAGGTCACCCTTCCTTATACTTACAGCGAATTATTCTGCAACATGGCAACCATTTATGATGACAGTACAATTACTGGCGGTGCCCAGTCTGTCATGGTTGTTACATCATCAAATAGGTTGTCGAAAATTAAAATCAGGGCGATTAATGCAATTAGTTCAACAACAGTTAATTATTTCTCTATAGGACTTGCCTAGAAATGGGGTGTGTAATGCTTTATTCAAAATCTGCGAATTCATTTTTTTGCTCTGTTGACTCTAATATCCCAGAGGATGCTGTTGAAATTAATGAAGAGTTATATATTAAGCTATTATCGGGTGAACATGCGGGAAAAGTTCTTACATCTGATGGCAATGGTTATCCTGTGTTAATCGAGCGCATAATTACACATGACCAGCAGATGAAGATTGCAGAGTCACAGCGCGAATATCTTGCCATGATGGCAAACACCCATATTAATCACCAACAATGGCCATCTAAATTATCGCTGGGAAGGCTTAGTGATGGAGATAAGCAAAAGTTTAACTTATGGTTGGACTATGTCGATACCGTTAATTTAATCGACACATCCACCGCACCCGATATCAACTGGCCGACTCCCCCCGCGACGTAA